TGTGGGTATTAATATCCCTAGGATTTTTAATCTGGTTCTTTTGGAACCCGGAAAGAGCTTTGTCCGAGTTATACAAAGCATTGGGCGAGGTATTAGAAAAGCTGACGACAAAGACTTCGTCCAGATCTGGGACCTTACGGCATCTACAAAGTACGCGAAGAGGCATCTTACAGAACGTAAGAAGTTCTATAAAGAAGCGAAGTATCCATTCACAATTGAAAAAGTAAAATACCAATAATGCAAATTTTAACACTTAACGATCAAACGTTTTTATTAAACGAACTTCCCGAAGAGATAGATGAGGATCTTAGATTCGCTGTCTTAGACAACAGCGATAACAGCAACCCTGATTATTTCTTTGTTCCTTTGATATTTCTTGAAAGTTTTACAGGACCTGCGGCAGTACTAAAAATAGGACCTTACGAACTTACCATGCCGTTGGACTGGTGTACTATTGTAGGAGATCCAGAAGGTCCAGACATGGAGGTACTACCACTAACCAGTCTAAATGACCGAGGATTCAAAACATTTTGCTTTAATCCTCTCAGCGGGTTTAGACCAGAATTTCATGAAATTGATATCATTGATGTTTATCAAGATGTTAAATGGTATTTTCCTAAAATGAAACCCGGACAACTGTTATGCACCCCTTTAGAACCAAATCTTAAACCGACCTGTGCTTATTTTGTCAAAGAAGTCAGTCGTCAAAGTGAAATAGTTGATTATACTAGATGTTGGTAATATGGGAAATCTTAAACCAGGCGCAACATACATCTACGAAAGCCCCGATGGTGGCGATACAGTATATGCTAGAGAATCTGGCAGTACAGAACGTACAATGATTGGACAAAACATCCGAGCAAAGCGTCTTATGGAAGAAGTTCGAGAAAATCAACTTTGGGGCGAAATTAGACGCATGGCAGAAACTAATCCCACTTTACAAGACGCCCTAGACCGTGCTAAAATTATATATCATTTAAGTAAAGAAGATGGCAACAGCAAAACTTGATATTCAACGTGAACTTAGAGCAGTAGATCAAAAAGACTATTCCTTTTATGAAAACCTCACAGATGAGGAACGTAAAGTATTCAGTCCTTATATATTGATGAGATATACCGCCAGTGTAAAGATGCCCGACAGGGACATACAAGAATGGTATGTAGAAATGACCAACGAAATGGTTAATAAAAATCACTGGGATCTTAGTAAGAATCATAAAGCTCTATTGTGGAAACTATTTGCGGCCACAGGCACAGGTGTTAACTGCTATCACCCTTACTTGGCAGCAGGTAAGAAGGAAAAAGCTAATAAAATTGAAAAGCTGTTGGCAGAATTATATCCGTCATGGAAAATATCCGATATCAAAATGATGGCAAATATGATGGATAAAAAAGACAAAGACGACCTTTTTGATAAAATGGGTTTTGATAAAAAACAAAGAAAAGAATATGAGTAGGCTGATAACATTTGGATGTAGTCATACCTATGGACATGGTTTAGAAGATTGTCTGACAGATAATAACGAACCGGGGCAACATCCCAGTAAATTTGCTTGGCCTGAGATCCTTGGTAAGATGATGGCATTGTCAACTGTTAATATGTCTGAGCCTGGTTCGAGTAATTTGGCAATTTTATATGAAATTTTAAATTTTAAATTTCAAAAAGATGACTGTGTTATGGTATTATGGTCTCACTTAGATCGAGATTTAATTTTCTTAGAAAAGCCGGCATACTATAAAGGTCCGTTATATATGCCTGTGGGATCATGGGGGAATAATTCTGATAAATTTGATATTCAAGCATGGGCAAGTGTACATACGCATCATGACATGAAGATAAGATCATTGTTATATGTTCATCATGTTGAAAAATATTTAGAAACCTTATCATTAAAAAATGATCATTTTTCTGCTCAAGATGATTTATTTGACGATATTCCTCATTATATAAAATTTAATAACACTCATAATACACCACTTTGGAACCCAATAACATCTTCCCCAAGGGCAAATGATAACACTCATATGGGCATTGAAGGTCATAACTTAGTGGCAAAAGAAATTTATGATGTTATAATTAAACACAATGATTAAACTAGTAGATCAACCTTATACCTGTATACATTGCGACAAGAGTTTTATGCAGGAAAAAACTTTGGTTGCTCATATGTGCGAGCGAAAAAGACGAGCTCTACAAAAAGATGAGAAACGTGTACAGGCCGGCTTTATGGCATTTAATCGTTTTTGGCAATTAACACAAAATGCTAAAGTAGCAAAGTCTTATGATAACTTTGCCGACAGTAGTTATTACAATGCCTTTGTAAAGTTTGGTAGTTTTATTAATAATGTTAATCCATTATATCCAGATAAGTTTATTGATTTTGTAATTAAAAGCGGTGTTAAATTAGATCATTGGTGTAGAGATGAATTGTATGAAAAATATCTTTACGAAACAATCAAAGTTGAGCCTGTAGAAAGTGCTGTACAACGTAGTTTACAAACTATGATGGAATGGGCCGACGAACATAACGCAGAATTTGCTCATTATTTTAATTACGTTAGTCTTAATAAAGCGGTACACGATATCAAAAATGGACATGTTAGTCCTTGGATAGTTTTAAATAGTTCAACCGGTCAATCAATGATTAAGAATATGAGTGATGATCAATTAGACATGATTGCCCCGGCGTTTGATGTTCCGTATTGGCTTAAACGATTTAAAGAAGTACCTTCAGATGTCGCACTGGTAAAAGAAATATGCCGTGAGGTTGGAATTATATGAACAGAGATAATGTAAAAGAATTTTGTGATAGGCATAGAATTGTATGTGTAGATTCAAATAAACGAGCACATAAAATTACTAAAATGAACACTCAATATTTTAAGGACTCTTTTGATTATAATAGAATAATGTTTGAATCTTTTCCTATGGAAACTGAAATATTATACACTGTAGAAATCACTGAAAGTGAATTAGAACGTATTGCGGATTTTGAAGCACAGGTCTTTAACAATATGAAAAAACACGGGCATCATGGAATGTTTGAACATATAATGCAACAGAAAGAACACGAAAAATACTTAAAGGAAAAATATCCTGCTGTAAAAAAAGCCTATGAACAATATAGTCTAATTTTAAAATTAGCGGAAAGCGGAGAACTATGACACGATTAAATGGATTTGTAGAAAAAGGGTGGGGACATGAATTAATTTGGGCAACCAACGACAAGTATTGTGGTAAGCTAATGAAATTCAATACCGGTGCTAGATTTAGCATGCACTTTCATTCTGAGAAAGATGAAACTTGGCATGTAATCAGCGGAAAATTTATTGTAAAATATATCGAAACCAATAACGCCGATGTATTTGAAAAAGAATTAAATGTTGGCGACACATGGCACAATCCTCCATTGCTACCGCATCAAATTATCTGCTTAGAAGAAGGCACAATTATTGAAGTCAGCACTTCAGACAGTGTTGAAGATAATTATCGTGTGATGAAGGGCGATAATCAAAAGTGAAAATTTTAATCACAGGACATAAAGGGTTTATTGGACAAAATATGTCCAAAGAACTGTCTGTTCACGAATTAAGTTTTTATGAATGGGGTGATGCGTTACCTGATGTCAGAGATTTAGATTGGGTTGTACACCTAGGTGCAATCAGCGCCACTACAGAAAAAAATGTAGAAAGAGTTATGTCACAGAACTATGAATTTAGTCAATGGCTGTTACATGAATGTATCGATGCCAAAGTAAATTTTCAATATTCAAGTTCTGCTAGTGTGTATGGATTGAGCGATCAATTTCACGAAGACTCTCCTAAACATCCTTTGAGCCCGTATGCTTGGAGTAAATTTTTATTTGATAGATATGTTGAGCAACTTAAAAATACAGGCATTGCTATTCAAGGATTTAGATATTTCAATGTCTATGGTCCGCACGAAGATCATAAAGGCAGTCAGGCCAGTCCGTATTTTCAATTTGAACAACAGGCAATAAAGACCGGAACAATAAAGTTGTTCAACGGCAGCGATAAGTTTCTTAGAGATTTTGTACCTGTAAAAGTTGTCTGCGATGTACACAGAACCTTTTTTGATGTTTCCGAATCTGGTATATGGAATGTAGGAACTGGTCGCGCAATATCATTTGAGTCAGTGGCTAAAACAATAGCTGACAAATATAATGCCAGGATAGAATATATTCTCATGCCGGATAATATTAAAAATCAATACCAGACATATACCTGTGCTGACCTAACTAGACTTAGTAAAAACTACAAACTATGAATATATTTGTAAATGGAACATTTGATATATTACATCGTGGACATTTAGAAATGTTAGAATATGCCGCCAGCATAGGCAACTATCTGTTAGTGGCATTAGATACTGATAGAAGAATAAAAGAATTAAAAGGCGATCACCGTCCAATTAACAATCAAGCTGATCGTGTTTTTATGATGTATAGAATTAAAGGGGTCAAGGCCGTGATGTTATTTGACACTGATGAAGAATTAGAAAGTATTATTAAACTTTATAAACCAGACGTTATGGTTAAAGGCAGCGATTGGCAAGGTAAACCTATATTAGGTGAACAATATTGTAAGGAAATAAAATTTTATGAAAGAGTCGGCAACTACTCTACAACGGGAATCATTCAACGTATTACTGATAGGTGATAGTTGCATTGATGAATATAAAATTGGGACTATTGATAGATTAAGTCCTGAAGCACCTGTGCCTGTAATTAAAATCACGGAAACAAAAACTGTGCCTGGTAT